GTTCCGTCCATGGTGTACCCACTTAACTGTACAGAAAAGAACTCTTTATTTAAATCACCCTTTAAACCAAAATTAGACGTGTGTATGGCACCTGTCTGAAACCTCCCGTAATACCCCTTAATCTCGTTAAGATCTAAGGTTAAACCAGGTGCTATTTGAGCATGTCCCTTTGGTTTTTGTTTTAAAATGTATTGTAAATCTACACGTTTTTCATCCTTTGAAAACTTTTTATTTACAAGAACATTATACATACCCGGATGAAATTTTCCAATTTTGAGACCACCTTTTTTAGACGGCGTTGTCTGAATAGACACATTCGAATTTTTTACAAATTGCCTGGGATCCATATCTTAATCTAACGTGATATTTTAATTAATACTCATTACCAAATGTAATATCTTCATTCACTATATCTAAACCAAATATGAACGCCTGTCTGGGATAATTACGTCCCTTGTATGTGAGTGTTACTTCACGAACTTCTATTTCACGCTGACTGAACGGACCCACGTAAAAATCCTGAGTAAATCGAGGTTTTCCAAGATTATTTGCTTGACAATGCGAATTGAATAACGCGACGAATTCTTTTTGTGGACAAAATAAGTCTTTCCCGTATTTTACACCCGTCGATTGCATGAAGTTTTCAAGTGTACTTGCGATCGTTGCGACTTGTTTTTGAACCGTCTTGAAATATTCGGGAACGACATTCCAAATATCTCGATCTGCGTACTTTTGTGCATATTCAAGATAAGCACGAATACACTTTTGAAGTATGATGGGTAATTCTGCATCAAGTTTATATTCAAGCGTTGGGTCGGCATCTTTGACCTGTTTACCAAAGTTCCACGTAAGAATACGACGCAAAACACTACCTGAATTATCTTTCCAATTTGGAACTTCATTACCACCAAGTACACCAGGTGTAGACCATTCGAATGATTTAGCTTTTTCGTGTTTTACCGCGATGGATACGTCTTCACCAGATACAATAGACTGAAATTCAGCCTGTTCGAGTTGTAAATCACCTTTTACTTCTGGGGCTATGAACATGAATGCATCATAAATGGATGATAATCCAAATTTCTTTTCAACATTATTTGAAAGTGTGCGTACATCGTCGGCGTTATAGAATTTACGGAACACTTTGGTGATAAGCGTCGATTTACCTGAACGCGCAATACCTTTTAAGAAAGGTATAACCTGCCATGTATCTATATCATTCACATCAAAACATAAACGACCACCCATAACATACATCCATTTAGATACATCCGAATCAAACTTTTGGTACTCGAGAATCGATTGAAAAAATGGTGTTGGAATATCATACCAGTTTTCGAGGTGTTCGTAATTCGTAAATTCCTTATCGAAATATTTACAACTTACAATGGTTTGATCAAGATTTTTAAATTCACGCGACTCGTACGTATAAAAGTTCGATTCATAGAGTCCTGTTTGCGCAGACCACTCTTTACCTATAAAAATACCGTTTTTAAACGACCAGACGTGTCTATTTTTAATAATCTCTGGAAATTGCATATCTTTACAATGTGTTAAATGTCGAATAACGTCGTTATATGCTGATCCACGACTCGATAAATTTTTCCAAAGTTCGTATCGTGTTTCTTTCTGTGCAACCCCATAAACATAATCCTGTATTGTTTCGACCTGTTTCCATGCACGTGTATCTTTACCATCTTCGGTCTTGATTTGTGTACAACAGTACCCCTTGTATCTTTTAACATTCGTTTCATAAAGGTTTTGCAAACACGCGAGAATTGCCTGTTGGTATGGTGCCAGTTCTTCCACCTTTTCCATGGTCGAACACCTAAAAATAGATGGATCTGATTCTGGGTTTATAGGAACATACGTCGGATTATTGATACGTTCGTGTATACGCGCCGCTCTAAAAATAATTTGCCATGCATCGTCGACTTGATCAATAAGACGATTTATACGCATGGATATTTTCATATCTTCATCGTCTTCGGTATCTAAAAGTTTTAAAACTTCAGCCCGATGATACATTTGTCCCAACTGCATTTTTAGGCGTTTATGGTTTCCAGAAACAAGTTCAACGTCAAACCGAACGGGTAATCCCGTTTCAGGGTCGAGGTCCTGAGGATTTATAAAGTTTTTATATCCAAGTTGGAACGATATCATACTATTATCCGTAGCATTGATGTCCCACATATCTTCTAATTGTGATAGAAGGTGCATAAACTCTTCAGGGTTGAGTGATTGAATCTGGTTAGACCACATAATAGCATTGGATTCACGTTGATTTGATTCCGAACTAATAAAATGTGTTTCCTCCATTTTCTTTTATTACATATGGATTATTTTTCTAAGTTAATTTTTTGCATCTGAGATAACATTTTTATAAGAATTTTGTTTTGAACTTCCATCTGTCTGGAAATATTTACCAGTGCGGAACATACGGTATCACCATCTTCGGTCGCGAGGACCGAACTTAAGAGTCCACCCATATCCATCATATATTCTTCATCATCATCATCATCTGGCATTTCAAGGTCAAGATCAAGATCATCGACTATAGATTCTTCATCTTCAATTTCTTCGATTTCTTCGATTGGTTCAAGAAGGGGTTCTTCTTGATCGGTCATTTCTATATACCAGGAAAAATAGGGTCGGGTTTTTTCGCGGGTCTCACCCGAAAAAAAAATCTCTGCCTATAGTACAAAAACAAACAATATGGCCGGTGGTCTCATGCAACTCGTCGCCTACGGCGCCCAAGATGTCTACTTGACTGGTAACCCAAAAGTCACTTTCTTCCAGGCGGTTTACAAACGCCACACTAACTTCGCGATGGAAAACATCGAACAAACTGTCAACGGTACGGCCGGGAACTCCGGTCGCGTCTCCGTCACGATCGCCAGAAATGGTGATTTGATCGCGGACATGTACGTTGAATTGAAAACTTCCTCTGCGGCGGGTATCTCCACGGATGCCTGGGTTGCGGAACGTGCGATCAAGGATGTTGAATTGTCCATCGGTGGTCAAAGAATCGACAAGCACTACCAAAAGTGGTGGAGATTGTACTCTGAATTGTACTTGGATGAATCCAAGAAGGCGAACTACGGTAAGATGACTTCTGGTGTCGTTTCCGCGAAGGCCATCTTTTTGCCATTGATCTTCTTCTTTAACAGAAACCCAGGATTGGCCTTGCCATTGATTGCTTTGCAATACCACGAAGTCCGATTGGACTTTGACTTATCGGGGGAATTCACTAAATACACGGATGGTTCTACCTTCAAGGTGTGGGGTAACTACATCTACCTTGACACTGAAGAACGCAGACGATTCGCGCAAAAGGGTCACGAATACTTGATCGAACAAGTCCAACACACTGGTACGGATTCGGTCACTGTCGGCTCCGAAAACCAAAAGAGATTGTCCTACAACCACCCAGTCAAGGAATTGATCTGGTGTTTGGATGAAGGGGGGACTGATTACGCCAACACGTGGAACTTTACGACCACTGACATCACGGTCACTTCGAACATCTCCCAAGCCGTCTTCGACTCCAACTGTTTCGTCGCCCCATCCACTGCGGGTGCGCCAATGTTGTTGCAAGAAGGTACCCAATTTGATGAAGAAACTGTTGGTGCTCTCGATACCTTCAAGTTGGTCCTCAACGGTCAAGACAGATTCAAGGAACAAGGTGGTAAGTACTTTAACCAAGTGCAACCATTCAACCACCACTCCGGCTCCCCAATGCCAGGTATCTACTCGTACTCTTTTGCCCTCAAGCCAGAAGAACACCAACCAACGGGTACTTGCAACTTCTCCAGAATCGACAACGCCCAAGTTTCGATCAAGCCAAAGTCTGGCGCCAGAAACGACACTCTCCACATGTTCGCGACGAACTACAACGTCCTCAGAATCCAATCGGGTATGGGTGGCCTCGCGTTCTCCAACTAAGCGTCTATTAAGCGTTTAAAAATTTAAAAAATAAATAAAATTTACAATTTAAAAATTAAAATTTAGACCAAATTTTAAAGTTTAACCTTAAAATAGTTTTGTATTTTTTCAAGTATGTAACAGTTTGCTTCTATTTTCCCCATTTCAATTTTGTTTATGGTATCTAAAGTTTCTCGAATTCTATGTGCAAGTTCAACTTGTGTGTGACTTCTTTCTATACGTATACGTTGAATTTTTTTACCTAGTGTATCGTCCATATTGATAGTGATTAGAGTTTAACCCCCAAAACTCGACGCAGTTTTTGCATGACGTTAGGATCCGGAATTGATTTACCTAATTCGTATGAAGAGATGATATCTGTTGATACGTGTATAAGACCCGCGAGATCCTTTTGCGTATACTGTTTTGCAACACGTGCCCGTTGGATCGTTAATCCTGTTTCTTTACTGACTTTCTTGTGTGTACCGGCTAATTCTGCTTCTTCGAGCTTTTGTTCCGGTGATTTTCCCGAATATTGACCCCGTTTCGGTAACCTAATTTCCTGACCCATGAACTTGACGTATTTTTCTTTTTCTCGTGTTTTATCAATTTTGCCACGAATAACGACTGGATCCCAATCTTGGTAATGGTTCATTTTGTTTCAAAGAGACTTAAAATTTTAAGTAGTGATACTGATATAATGAATTTTATAATTGGAATATCAGTAACTTTTACCGTACTTGGTGTTATGATATTATCACTTTTCTACCCAAAATCGTGTTGCGATGGTGATACTGAAACATAAAGAATTACGCGTGTAATACGTTAATGGAACCTATATATACATTCTTAATAATTTTTGGAACTGTATGTGGTTCGTGTATGTTGTTTAATCCCGTGATTAAATGTTACTATTACTGTTTCCCGTATAAAAAGGAACACGTTGTTGAAATATAAAGATTTTATCATATATACTAGTAAGTATGATAGAAGTCTACACAGACGGAAGTTGTTTAGGAAACCCCGGTCCCGGTGGTTGGGCATATATTATAGACGACTTTATAGGTCGAGGTGGTGATAAAGTAACCACAAACAATGTAATGGAAATGACCGCGGTCGTAAAAGCACTCGAGAAGTGTATAGAATTAGGACACGATACCGTAACTGTATATACCGATAGTAACTACGTAAAAATGGGGTTACTCGAGTGGTCGAAGAATTGGGAACGTAACGGTTGGAAAACGAGTAAAGGTGAACCCGTAAAGAATAAGGATTTATGGATACACATGTTATACCTATTGCGTAAAATTGAGTTTGTTGATATAAAGTGGGTCAAGGCACACAATGGAAACAAAAAGAACGAGATTGTAGATACACAGGCTCGCGAATATGCTTATTTATTTTCTAAGAAAGAGTAATGGGAGAAGTACCAGAACAACATCATTGGTGTCCAAAACAAGAACAACTCCTAATCCGATGGGCCGAAAAGGCTGCCGGGTACAGATGGTTACACAATCACGCACGTATGTTTTATAAAAAACAGAACGATTGGTTATCGTACCCGTGTATAGTTATATCGAGTATTACGGGTGTTGGTGGGTTTGCGGTTTTAAGTCCTAATGATCAAAACATGTCGACCGAACAAAAACAAAAAATTGTTATTTTTCAATACTTTTTCGCGTTTATGAATGTTATTGCGGGTATACTTACATCGATATCAAAGTTTAACAATTCTTCACGTATGATGGAAGCACACTCGGTCATGTCCGTACAATACTCAAAATTCTATAGGAACATTGATATGGAATTATCATTAGAAACCAAATATCGCGAAGACGTTTTAGATTTTGTGAATAAAGTGCGTTTAGAATACGATAGATTACTTGATGAAGCACCCGATATACCCGGGCACACGATAGAGGCGTTTAACGAAACGTTTCCCGATAAAGAAAACAAACCTGACGTGTGTAATGGTTTAAGTATAATTTCAAATAGTGAACTAGTTAAACAAGACGATTCGCGTGTATCAAAAGCTATAAAAAAATGGATGACGCGTCCAAAAACACCAGATAACAAATTACCAACACCGAGACACTCACTAGATTTAGAGTCTTACCCTTCGTGTGGGGTATAAATATATTATATTACTATAAAGTAATATGGGTATAATATACATGTTAACATCACCAGATAATAAGAAGTATATAGGACAAACTATACAGGGATTTACCAAGAGGATGTATGGACATAAACATGGAAAATCATATTGCAGAGCATTAAGAAATGCGATCAATCATTTCGGTTTTGATACTTTTAAAAAGGAGATAATTTGGGAAGGTGATAACTGTAGTCTTTGTGATATGGAAAAATATTATATCAATACATACGACACATTATACCCAAATGGTTACAATCTATCTTCTGGAGGTGGGAGAGGAGAACATAGAAGTAAAGATACCATACAGTTAATGGTGAATAATCAGAGAGAAATGGCTAAACAAAGAAACAAAGGGCTTCTTGGATTTATAATAGAAAATCGTTCAAAAAAAGATGGACATATAACTTCTTGGAGTTTTGGAACCTATAAACTTAGATGGGGTGGATTTAAAACAAAAGAAGATGTATTAAATTTTCAAAATATATATACAGAAAATCCAGAAAATATTAAGAAAACATATTTACAAAAAAGAACAAAAAATGGTAATGGATGTGTGTATTACAGACAAGATAGAAAAAAGTGGTGTTTGTCTAAAAATAATAAATATATGGGTTCATATGAAACAAAAGAAGAAGCCGAAAAGGCAAGAATTTTATTACTATAAATCAATTTTTACATATGTGTCCCATATGTAAAAAGTGATATTCCCGCCGGGTATCGATCCCGGGATGCAGTCTTAACTCCGAACTTATGAATTAAATCATAAACTGACATACTTTAAAAGTATAAGGACTATGTGATGACCATTTCACTACGGGAACGTGTATAGTATACGTATCTACTCTTTAAACTATCATATGTGTTAAAGATATACCACGTTAAAAAGTAAA